ATGTATTTCAGTATATCCATCTGTTATACATAGACATAAGATTATTTATTATAAGACAGAGTCATCTGTGAAGTGTTCTGTAGAGTAGCAACTGAAGAAACCGAACTGCCTTGTATTTTTACTGATACTTGTTGAATCCCCGTAGTCGCCGAGTATCCCTTAAATGGTATAGCAAAGTATTGACCCGCTAATGTCCCGATAGGTATAGATGCTAACTGAGTAGTAGATATAGATGTTGCTCCCGTGCTTCCACCCAATACATTTATAATAATAGACGAGTTTGCTGCGGCTATAGTAGCAGAAATCAGAAACACAAGAATACCACTTACTTCAAGAGAACCAGTTGCGAGAGTTATAGTCGGGGTCGGACTCCAACTAATAGTATTTTGAACCGTTGTAAGTGTAGTTGCGGAAGTAGATGCCGTATAGATAGTTGTAGGAGGAGCAATCCATTTATAAGATGTTGATGTAGTTTGTAATAGATAGCCACTTGTTCCCAAGGTAGTCCCGTTTGTTCCGTCATATAATCCTATACCCCGCAAGTATCCGCCGAGTGCTTGTATATTACCACTATTAGCAGTAAATGCGTTAGAGTTTGTAGCGCTCTGGACTGTTATACCACTACCAGTTCCGCTTACATTTATTGCGTTTGCCGTATTTGCTAATGATGTTGTTATTGACCCCGTAAATGAAGGATTTGATAATACATTTATTGCGGTTCCAGATATGCTAATATTTGAGCCATTCGTGTAAGTTATTGGAGTAGCCCCACTTGAAGCACTTGATACACGACCATAAGCATCCTTTGTAATAGTTGCGTAAGTGAATGTTCCAGCAGTCCCTACTGCCGGTAGGCTTACAACTACATCTCCAGTTGTAGGTGCTACTGTTATAGTTCCATCGGTGTTTGCTACAGATGATACTGTAGGGGCGGGGAAGTTGAAATAGTTCCCACTCTGACCCACATTACCCGTAAATATTATCCGCCCAGAAACCGGTAAGTTCCCAGAAGTCTCTATAGTCGTCGGGGTTGCTTGAGTAGCATTTACCGGGACTCCATTAATCGCCAAAGCATTTATATTCGTGCTTGAGCCATTAACTCTACTACTCATTCTATGTCTATATTATATTATTTACCAAGACAACACGGTGATTGTGGGAATATAAGAAGCATCAGTTACTACTCCATTTACATAGACTGTGACACTATTCACACCAGCCTTACAAGCAACTATCGGTTTCGTCAAATCGGCGTTAGCACAAGTATTAATCTGCGCCATTACTCTTGAAGTCGCCGACAATCCATTAAATATAGTTCCAGCGCCACCCGTGAATGTATATGAATAGACACCAGTTGCGCCGACTTGTCCGTTAGCAACCCAACCGGCTGCGCTGAGTGCTACGGAAATCACAGACTGATTCACCGGATTCACACGAGAGCACACCAGAGTTCCGCCGTTCGTTGCCGGAGCGTATGTCAGAGGAGCAGATACACCAGCACTTGTAGCCGTAGCATCAGACGCAAGAACCGACAGAGATGATGAGCGGTAGGGGATAATACCCGCCGTATCTGCCGTAGAACCCGCCGGTAAGTTAAATGAAATCGTTGAAGTTCCCGTAGCCGTTCCTACCTTCAGATTCGCACCAGCCGGAGAAGAGGCAGAGGTCGTGTTCGCAATAGATGTGAGTGAAGATACGCCCGGATTAGCGTAAGGCTGACCCGCAATCGCCAGAGATGCTACATTCAAGTGGGCTCCGAGGACATTACCGCTACTCATCTTATACTTAGACTAAACATATTTTTTTCTCAAGATGAGTTTTTAATATGTTTTAAACTTACATCAACCGGGCGGAGAGACGGCTTCCTCCAGAGCCCATATGCGGAGCCATCTGCGCCATTTTATCTTTGTCCGCACCAAACATACCCTTCGGCATAGCGTGTCCGCTTCCGGAAGGCTTCGTAGCATCGTAGGCACTCTTCGCCCGATGGATTACATTCGCCAGAGAGCCCATAGACACACGACCGCCCACCATACGAGCCAGACCTTCACGAGTCTGCGCCGAGGATACGGGAGCGGAGATGATGTCTTGCTCGGACAACACGCCCTTAATGATACGAGATGAACCACGGATAGACTCAAAGAACCCACTATTCACCGTAATCACATACAACTGCGCATTCACGGAGAAAGGGTAGGGGTTGAATACTTGGAGGTTAAACTGGAGCGTAAAGTTGCCGACCAAACTCGGGGCTTGTCCGGGCTGGAGCGTGATGTCCTTGGAAGGCTTGAGGATGAGAGGACCACCCGTAGTCGGCACTAATCCGCCAGTTCCGACGCCGGGGTAGGGCTTACCACCAGCCGTGTAAGTCGGGGAGGGATTACCACCTACCATCACACTTGAACGAGCCAGACCTTGCCACTGGGGGTAAGCCATAGAAAGACCGTTGGCGTGGGTCATAGCATAGAGTTCCTCCGTTGTGTGCGACGAGAGAAGACCAGAGAAGTTGTCAAAGTTGATTGAGAGAGGGTTCTTGATTCCACCAAACGCCGGAGAGGCAGAGCAGATAGGCAGATAGGCATCCGCATAAGAGGGGTCAAGAGGGTCAAATGAACCAGCCACTTGTGTAGGCTTGACATAGATGATGAGTAGGTCGGGAATCTGCGGGAGCGTGATTGTCTGGGACTGAATCTGGTAGGCAGAAACAGTAGCCGTAGTGCTTCCAATAGACGCATTCTGGGGGTAGGCAACCAGAGAACCAGCGCTCGTGCCTTGCGTAATGAAACGAGGGAACTCCATATACGGCACGACTGACTTAGGAGGTAGAGGCACATCCAGAGAAGGCGTGAGGAACTGGACGTTCATTACCGCACCAGACCACACCGAACTCGCATAAGAGTTCCAAGTAATGCTTGAACCGGATACTATCGCATTTGAGCCAAGGTCGCCGAGTGTGCGGAATACACGGGAGAGCGCCAGACCCGACTTGAAGTTCATCACCAACTGGATGTTGTTTATGCCGAACAAACCCGTGTCGTGCTCGTGCTCGTCAGCAAATACAAAAGGGGACAGAGTGAGTTTCTCCGTAGAGTAGAAGGCTACATACAGACGGTAAGAAGTATAGGGAGTAGATGAGTTAGAACCAGAGAGCACGGGGATGCCGTTGCGGTAATATACCGTGTTGCCGGTGTATGTATCCGTATAAGAACCAGAGCCTACGAGGACTGAACCGTTAGGCTGGGTGAATACAAGACCACCCCAAGTGCCGTTAGGAACTTCATCCGTATTCATCGCCTCGGAGTAGCCATTCATAGGGCTATTGATTGCTCCGTTAGGGGCTTGTCCGAGGTAGTTGGCTTGGTAGCGGTCAAGCATAGTCGGGCAAGTGCGCTGGGATGTATTCTTCTTGTAGTCCGTCAGACGCATAACCTCCGTAAGCACATCTTGGGAGTTGATTACCGTAGTAGTATCGTTGATTGTAGCCGTCATCGTCTGACACATATAGTTAAGCGGAAAGGGGGCAAGAGCAATATCCTCACCCGGAGAAAGGACGTTGTCATAGGCGAATGTAGCGGGGATGCCGTAGGTCGTTCCGCCCGTCTGGTAGTTAGGATTACCCACACCAGTTGTGGCGGTCTGGTAAGCGAAGGCAGTAGGGGCAGTAGGTAGAGTCACATCCATCTGAAAATACGCCGTAGCCGACCAACGCAGAGCCCTATCTACAAACACATTCTCGGAAGGAACATAAATGTTGAAAGTCTGCTGGGACTGGGTAGAGGCAATAGCGTTAAACGGGGCATTCGTCAAACTCAAAGCGCCCTTCTCCACGGCGTAGCGGGGACGGGACTGAACGATACGGTCGTCAAAAACAGCCTCCTTCTGGATGTCGGCACTCATCTTATAATAGAGGCAAACATAAAAAAATCCGGAGAGTCCAGAACTTTTTATGGATTTTATAAGACTCAGTTCATCGCTTGGCGCTGACCCTTGGCTGAAATCATCTTCTTACGAAACATCAACTTTATATTAACCGAGGACAGATTAAACATAGAAATAGGGATTAACTGGTTAGACAACCGGTCTTTCCAAAATATCTGGATGTCTATCGTCCGGAGTTCTTGACCGTGTCCTTTCTGAAAGTCAGCCATTCTGAACTCAGCCGTCGGGGAGTAGTAAATGAAGTTTCTGTATCCCTCGGGGTTAGTTGATAAATCTACTGATACATCCGCCATTACGGGCTGGAAGGCTGACTGACTTACCGGAGCAGAGTTGCCGATATTGTATCCACCGAGAACATTAGGAGGGGCTTGTTGCTCGTTAAAGACCGGCATTAGATTTGTCGTGAATACTATACTATCAACGGGACTCCAGAGAGAACCCGTGCTTCTATAGTCTTGTGTCATCTTCACCCACTTCACCGGAGAGGGGGTCGCAACGAGGGCAGTAGGGCTATTAATGTTTGCGCCGGAGTCCAGCACGGCTACATTTAATAAGTATGAAAAACCCGACCCGAATATCTGTGTTCCCGGATACGCCCATCTATCCACCACTACTCGGACTCCACCGACGACTGCGTTGAATGTAGGGTTAGTGTTATTAAAAAAAGTATTATCAAAGTTTGAAAATAGCCCCCACATATTCGTGTTAAAATATAGTTGGAGGACTTGTGCCTTGGGAGCACTATAACCTTGTGCCGTCTGTTGCGCTAATGGTAGATACACCGGAGGGTAGTTAATACTGAATAATCCCGTATTAGGGTCATAACTCATAATAGGTGTAGGCATATCCACTACCCACGCAGCGTAGTTAGCATAATACGCTCCACCAGCAGTCTGATATGCTTGAAACAACTTAAGATTTGCCCGTTCCAGAGCAGTCTGAACTAATGCGACGAAGTGGGAATAAGTCAGCACCCAGTAATATTTACTCGCAATATCTTGAGGACTTCCACCTCCCGCACCGTAGAACTGAAACCCAGTATTCGTGTCTGGCGTAGGTGCGCCTACAGTTCCAGCGACACTACACTCGTAATACTGGGTAGAAACTACGGGGTCTCTGACGATGTTGCCTTTAAAATAAGTCTTCGTTATATCCCAAATACCCACATAGTTCTTGTTGTTTGTAGAAGTAGGAATCGGGGCTATTGTCTGATTACGCACTTCTGGCTGATACTCAACATAAGTTAGACCACCGTAATCACTTGAATAGTAAGGGTCTTCATACCCAGAATCACTTACTACATTAATCCCGGTATTATCTGAATATGACAAACCGAGTCCATACACCGTAAGATTGGGGTCGGTCTGCCCCGTATCTGACTGAATCTGCGGAATGAAAAGAGGCAAGTTCTCATTAGCACCATTCATAGAAAAACGGATAATACTATACTGGTAAAGGGAGGTGTCCTCAATAATCGGCTTCTCACGAGTTTCGTTGAAGCGGATAGGCGGGTCTCTGACGGGAAAGTCATTATCATTTACAACATCATCTGTCTCATTATTTACGATTGTAGCCGTGTAAAATATTACTTCGGGCTCACGATTATCACCGAGGACATCAATACTGCTACTGAACCGACTCATTCTATATACTCTACATAATATTATTTGCCGAGTTTATCTGCCGTAATACCCGAGACAAAGTCGTCGGGGGACAGTCCAGACTTATCCATAGAAGCCTTATACTTCTCTAACGCATACGGAAAATATAGGCATCTAACCACGCTATGACGACCGCAAGTATTAACATCCATCCTATCCTTCTGAAATCCGTATGTGTTATAAATAACCGGCTTACCGGAGGCTCGGAGCATTTGAGTAAGTATAGGTTCAGCCTCTCCAAGTTGTTCTCGTCGTTCCATAGGTAGGGTCTTGAGAGGCTTGTCCGGAGGCTCTCCATAGGGGTCAAAGAACTCTATACCATTAGGCTTATTTAACATACAGACCCAGTGTCCGCTTGTTTCAGACTCGGTCAAGTATAACATAATACAACGCCCCTTACTATCAAACGCCTCACTTATGTTAGACATCCCTTTCAAGTCCGGATAGGTTATGATACTTATGTCATCACCGAGAATCTTGCGAATATCTGCGTCAGATAAGGGATACGATTTAACCTTGCCTAAACCACGCTCCGTCATTCTAATATATACTATATAATAGAATGTCAGACTGGGGGAATCCACTCAAGCCCAAAAAGGGAAAAGATACAAAGAAAGTCGTTGAGACGGAACTTCCCCTATTCAAGAGAGAGAAACTTTCTCTGAGTAAGTCGGAGGCAAAGAAGGTTTTAAATATGTCAGTTGATTTAGGCTTTCATCAGATTGAGTGGGTTCAGAGGTGGTTAGAACAACGAGTTCGGGAGAGATGTCTTCCTCCACAACTGTCGGGAGCAAACGCCTTCGCCAGTATTGCCCTTTTTCTATCCCCGCCCGATGTGATTTCTCTTTTGGACGATATACGAAGAGACTTCCGGGCGACCCTTCCAACTTCTGTAAAGGATGAGTTCCCGATTTCTGTTCTTGAGGCGTCGGACTTTTCAAAGTTTGTGCCCGAGCCTTGAATAGCCAAGAAATAGGCATTACTAATAGATGCCGACAATCAATCCCGAGAAATGTGTCGCACTACTTTATAAACTCCATACACTATCATTAACTGCTTGGGACTTGTCAAAGAATGACGAACTCACGAGCATTTTAGGAGAGGCGAAGGACTTGCTTGAATCTATGATAAATACTATTGAGACCGCTTATTCTATGGAGGAGAGTTAGGGGTTGCGGGGGGTTGCCCGAACCGCTGACTTTCCCATAAAAAAATGTATAAAATAGGAGTTGGATATTCCGCCAACTCATCCAGACCTACCCACTTTTTTTTTTGAAAAGTGTGCGATTTGGGCAACCCGGGGCAACTCCTTTCATTTCTTCTAACATAGCCTTTGTCTTCTCATCTTGTAATCTATACATAGTCTGTCGTAGTTCCCATTTTTCACCCATTACATAGAGATGATAAGCACCAAAAGTCATAGCAACACCCGTATTCTTAAAACCAGTCCATATAATATCTTTTACTCTATCCATTTTCTATTGGTCTAAGAGATAAGAACCCTTGCGTGTTGAGGGCAACCCTCTATGATACTTAAGGTTTTCACACTATTATCATATATAATGAGTAAGTGTAAGAAGTGTAAGCGTGAAGTAGTTATTGGAAGTTCAACGGGTTTCAAGTGTCCTAAGTGTCCCGTCGTAGTGTGTAGAACTTGCGATGATAACTCAACAGTTTTTGTGTGGTATGGATTAGAATGGGATGACAAGGATGGTTCGGATTTATATTTATGTCCTAAGTGTCTCAAGAAGCATACTACGAAATCAGAACCCGAGCGTGTTGAGCAGATACAAGCCACTGGGGATAATGCTTAAAAACACAAACCCATCTCCCCATTTTCTTCAAATCCCTTACATCATCCTTTGTCATACCTACGTGAGATTTTAGTAGATATGAGAGAGCCATAAAACTCGTAGCCATAGGATATACCACTATGTGAGTAGCCTCGTTCAATAGCAGTCTTGTTTTCTTGTAGTTCGTGAGGTAATGACTTAAACAGAGCATAGTAGTTTTTGTGTGCCGTCCCATAGTCGCCAAATCATCAATCAGTTTATGAATCACTTTCTCGGCATTCCCAGTAAAAGTATCATAGTCGTCAAATATCACGAGACATTCTTGGAACTCCTCAAGTGTAGGATAATCATCAATAAGACTTTGTATCTTAATGCGTTTGAGTTCCTTGAGAGCGTCCAGAGTAGAATCCTCTTCCAGTTTAGAAATCAAATAAATCCCACGGTCTGGAAAGAGTTTCTTGTAGCATTCAGCAATCCCTTTGGCTATATGACTTTTACCAGAACCGGAGGCTCCCGCAATATAAAAGACCTCACGCTTCTCTGGGTCGGGAGAGGGTATGAGTTGAAACTGACCGTCATCCGGGATGTCAATCTTAGTAGTCTTAGCGTTGTCAGCAATAATGCGGTCGTATAACTGTCTGCCGAGAGCGCTCTCCCCGATGAGTTGGTCGGAGGACAATCCCTTTGAATGAGCCTCTTGTAGCCGAGCCATCAGTTTCGTTCTCTCTGCGGGTTTCAAGTCTCTCATTTCAGTAGAATAGTTATTCGGATTAATATGAAGTTTAGGTTTAGAACCCTTGTGGTCGTCAGTATGAATGTAGGCAACCTTACCATCATACTCACCACCCTTAACAATAGCAATCGGCTTAGCGCCCATAACTTTATCAAATGATAGGCTCGGCATTATACAAATACCGGAGATTTTTTTAAAAAATGAGAAACACTAATCCAAAAGTATATGATAGGTAGAGAAATGACTACCTTATTCAATATGCCCCTCCCCGTTCTGCCGTTTGTCTGTTGAGGCTTTCAAAGAGTTCTTCTTCAATCCTTCGTAGTGTAGAAAGGGGGTTCTTCTCACGAGTAGCCTTATCAAGTTCATCAAGGAGTCTCGGCTCTTTCTTAAGATAGTGCTCGTCTTGATATACACGAGATAGGCGGTGTCGGAAACCATCAACGGCATCGGCAACCTTATCTTTAGGGACGGTATGGAGTTCCAGCAAGTCCGCAAGTGTTTTAACATCTGAATAGACTACATAAAGTTTCCCAGCCTCGGAGTTAATGATGTCGTGATACTTCTTGAGATTGTCTTTCTCATTCTTGAGTTTCGCCAGAGCAAAGCGACGCTTGACTGCCTTGAAACGGTTGCCGTCAGCAGTATATAGGATAATATCATTCTTTAAGGATTGTTCTATATCCTTAGATGCTTTATTAATATCTTTAGAACCGTTCTTGAACTCATAGATTATAGAGAGTTCTGTGTATTTGCCTTGTATCAAAGCAATCACATCTAACTTGGTAATCGTAGGAGAGTTGAATGCTTCTTGTAGTGTGTAGGTGCGTCCATCACGAAGTTTCTTTTTACCCGCTAAGACTTCTTTTGGAGTCCAACGAACTATATGAAACTTGAGTTCCTTCTTGGCACGGAGTTTTCCAACTTCGGTATTATCTCTGAGAAGTTTAGAAGCCTCCTTTTCTTCAGTAGGAGTTATAATACCTTTCTTGGCGAGTTCCTTGACTCTATTAGCGTGTTTGAGAACATCCCATTCATCTATCACGCCGGACTTGATATCACCAATATACACATTCTTCATAGCCGAGAGTTTTAGAAGAATATTCTTGAACTCTTTAACAAGATGATTGACTGCTTCATCTGTAGTATTATAGTTAGTCTTAACGAGTTCGTGAGCATCATAATCACCCGCATACTGTTGCGACCTCAAAGCGCTTGACCCTACAATATCTATGAGTTTGCCGTTTGAGAATGACATAGCACTCAATACCTTTACGGCATCCGCTGGATACTGTAATGAGTATTTTCTTTCTAATGTAAGGCTCATCTATATCTACATAACATTATTTATGAAGAGTATGAGTAGTCAAACAAACCCAGAGCCTTCAGAACACCTTTTATACCCGCACGGATTACGCCGGGCTTTGAATCGCCACGAGGAGTATATTGGATTTCGGGATGCTCTCTCTTGAGTTCTGCTAACATATCACGAAGTTGGTTGGCGTTTTTACCAGAGAAGAAAGCCGAGTTATACTTCTTCGTGGATTTAGAAGTCGTCTTAACATCATACTCGCCCGTTGCCGGATTTTTGTGTGATGTAATGTCCTTTATCTCTTGCTTGGTTTCTTCTTCGGCTTTGCCTTCTTCTGCCTCTTCCTCTTCTCTTTCTTTGTAGGGATTGTCTGCTGGCTGAGGCTGATTAGCCTTTCTCTCTTGCTCTGCTTGTTGGGCAGCCGAGTCCATAGCACCCTTATTCTTCTGGCGAGTGGCTTCATAATCGGACTGCTGGACTTGTTTATTAGTAGGCTGAGTTCCATACTCGGCAATAGGACTCTCACCAAAGAAGGCACGAGGACGACCACCCGTGTTGTCTTGGAACTCACCCGAACCATAGGCGTAGGCATTCTGGACGGCATTAGCATCGTTGAGAATCTGTCGTCCATCACTCTCGTTTTTGGATAAACCTAACTGAGAGTCCTCACGAGTTGTAGCAGAACGAGTAAAAGAACTACCGGGGTTAATCATAGCACCAGAACTACCCGCCCTTGCTTGGAAACTCTGTGCCCGTTGTGCGTTGTCAAAGTTATGGACGTGGTTGGAACCGTCAATAAATAAACTATCGGGCACGACATTTGCCTTATATGTTGTAGCCATATCCCTACCGAGTTTAGCAAACCCCAGACCCTTCAGTAGGGCATCAGAAGTATTCTTGCGAGTCTTGAGGGGGGCTTCCGCAATCTTCACCATCTCCTTTAGATACTCAACCACTCTGTTCCACCACTCCAGAATAGCCGTTAGACGCTCGGCATATCTCCTATAACCTCCTCCTTCAGCAGTCTCGGAACCTCCAAGTTCTTCGGCTTCTCCACCCAACGCCATAAACATACGGATTCTATCATCTAACAACTGTGCTATACCCGCTCTGGATGACCCGCCTTCAATAAACTCCAGCACATTCGCAATATCTGCGGGAGAGTTATTAACCGCCATTTTGACGATGAGTGGTAGGATTTTGGATAAGTCCTTGAATAAATCAAACTGACCCGATTCGCCTTGCGTCATCTCCAGCAGATTATAAGCAACGGCTTGTAGAAGGTTGGCGAGTTCCGTGAGGGATGTAGATGATAGTTGGTCGTCAATAGACGGTTGAGCACCAGCAAAGGGAGTCTCATTTGTTCCGCTTGACAAGAAGTTCCCTCTCGCATCATCAATAGCGTTCAGTTGTCCGATACGGGCTTCCAGCAGTTTATGACCGTATATCTGACCCGCCGATGTGCGTAGAACACCGCCAGTCAGTTTATCCTCACGCTCCTTCATTACTACGCCGGACACACCTTGGTTGATACGGAAGCGGGACTTATAAGGATTGCTCTTCCTTTGAACTTCAATAAACGGAGCCTTTGCGGAGGGTTGGTCTTCACGGGTAGAATGCGTGTAGAGAGCGCCTAATGCCGAGTTAGCAAAGATACGCTGACCCAGAACGGCTTTCGGCATCTTGTAGTATCCGTGAGGACTGGAGAAGGCTCTGGCGTTGTG